AATGCTTTTGTCATGCTGCACCTGTCCTTGCAAATGTTTGCTGTTGCATGATTGAGTCCGATGTTATCGGCGTAACTGCTAACGTATATTGATTTGTTGCTGTCGTGTAATCTGAACCGCTATCTAAAAGCGTTCCATTCATATACAAATTAAATGCATTTGGGTCCAAACTAAAACTATAAGTAGGTTGTCCTACCGTAGTATTGATCGATACGTTTACTGGCGATCCGTTTGGAACTCCCAAATTGTTTGGCTCCCATTGTAATACTAATAGTTCCCCTGTGACAACATTGGGGAATGTTTGCAGCGTTTGTCCGATCAAATCAAAATCTTGATCCGTCAACGACAATCCGTTAAGAAATAAATTTTCAAATCCGCTATTGATAGTAAATCCAGATGCCGTATAAAAAGATGCATTGGTAAGCGTTACATAATTTCTTGTAAACGAAGCATATACAGTTGAACTGCCCGACACGCTTCGGAATGAAATAATTGTAATTACATCATTAACTATCGCTCCTACATTCAACGTAACTGTTGTGGATGTTTCTGTGTAATCGTCTGTTGGCTTAAGCAATACGCCATTTCGAAATACTAAATCTTGACCAGTAATATATCCTGCGACTCTTGTTGTCGGCGTGAATACGGTTTGTCCTGATGTTGCTACAAACTCATCTCTTGTGTAATAAAAATTATCTGGCGCACTAAAACCGACCACTCGACCAAAAATGTCAATTGTTAATGTTGCCGCGCTTCCTGTGTATTGATAAACACCCGGACCGAAATCAAGGAATGGTTGTAACGAAGCAACCAATTTTCCGTTTTCATTATTGGTAACTGCAATCTCGCCAGTACCGACTGTAGTTGTTCCTGTTTCAATCAATTGACCTGTTCTCAAATCTAAGTCAATTACATTGGAACCGATGTTTAATGCGGTCCAAAGACTTGGATCGAATATAGATGCTTGCGTAGGCACGAATTGACCAGAACCACCAGCATAGTCGGCAAAGCCAGTTGCAAAACTAAACTTGCGACTGGTACGATTTGCATAACATAGGAAAATTTCTGTGCCGAAATTCGGATCAGCCAAATACCAAGTGTAATCTGATGCAGACGTGCTAACCACCGTATTGTCTTGATTACGCAATCCGTAATAAGTTTTCCCTGTTGGCGACAAACTTAAATTTGTGCCTGTTACGCTATCGCCATAAACGACTGTTATATATCTATCGGAAAATTGGAATGTTCTTGGTTTCCACGCAAACGCAGAAGATGCCGCGCTAAATGTTGATGACGCTAAACTATTTACCATCCTACTGAAAAAATACCAAGTGCCAGCAGGAATACCCGCCACTTCAATTTGTGGCATCAATGTATTAATGTCATATGGAATGCCGCTAGACTGTACTGCTGTAGTGCCAATAAATATTCTTTGTTCTGATGTTGGGTTAGCGAAAGCGGAATACCAAAGTTCAGCGTATTGTGTAATGCCAGAACTAGACGAAGTAACATTAACTAGAAAATATGGATTCGTTGCCGTGGGATATTGTGCTGCTACTACTGGCGCAGGAACCGTACCAAAAAATGTTGGATCGCCTAACCCGGAATTATCTGCTGGCGTAAATTGTGTTACTGAAGCATCGTCATAAACTGTCGGGTTAAATTCTGTCATTGTTAAATTCACAATGACGTTGCCTGTATCCTCATATGTTTCTGTTACGCGATTCAAACGGAATAGTTTATTTGTCCATCCGTAATTAGCATTCGTGAATGAAACAATATCACCTGCTTCTAATTGCAAACCAACGAACCCCAAAGAACATTGAACTTGCAAATCTTCACGCGCTGCTTTTAGCAATCTGTTTGCAATCAATTGTGCGCGGACATTGTTATTGACAAACGGAATGCCTACACTTTGTTTATTAACCGGCTCATTGGGGAATAATAGTTCTGGCGCGACTTCTTGTAGATCAATAATTACCGTATCAAATGAATCTTGTTCTGTGCTATTTGCAAATTTAAGTTCTGCAACATTAAATGAACTAGCCAAATCTAATGGATTAACTTGTATTGCAGAAACAATATTACTGTCATTAATGTTCATCGCTGTTGTGTATGTAGGCGATTGAACTATAATTCCCCACTTGGCTGTGATCTCATTGTATTTAAGCAATGAATCACATGAAGATGCCATGTCCTGCAAATTAGACATGATCGATCTAGACGTATCTACTGCGCCATCAAAACGAAATCTAGAAATGGTTGCGCTTCCACCTGTGTATGGTGCGTATGTTACTGTTTGCGCCGAATAAGTATTTAATGCGTCAAGACTCGTTAAATCAATTTGTGATTCTGGAATGCTTGCGCCATATCGGGTATTGATCAAATAATCATAAAAACAGTCGCCCGGAGCAGAACGACTATTGGTTATTTGGAATCTAGTTTGTTCTAATCCACGAATGTTTGCCGTTTGACTATATTGCAAATGAACAATCGCAAATGCGGTATTGCTCATTTGTTTTGAATTATTCCATGTATATGTTAAACCTGCGGCAGACATGACTTGTACTGCTGAGAATGGGTTATTTGTCGGTTGAAATGAACCGTTGCGATACAAGTAAATATTTATTTTGTTTGAAACACCAAAATCTAAAGTGCCTGTAGATTGATCTTGTAATGAATCAACTGTGTATCCATTAGGTTTAAAAAATACTTTTTTGCCACCCCAATAAATATCGCCAAATGTAAATGTGTCAGGAGTTTGATCGTCGTTAGTTGATGTGACTTCTGACAATGCAATTACATAGTAGATGTTTTGATTGTTAGTCGTTATGTTCATGTCAACAACTATACCGCCAACGAATGCAGAACCATAAACTACTGGAAGTTTATTGTTTGTTGCTGGTGGAAGTTGCTGACGATTTCCCGGATCAGGCGATTGGGATGAAAGATCAAGATTGGTATTAGGTTGCAACGCTTTCGCAATTACATATGAAGCAACCAAGTTAATTGCAAATGCTGTTGCTGCAAACGCAAACGTACCTGCTGCTGCCGCACCGAAAAGATATGTAGCAATAACGGTTCCGGGCATCGCTAATGCTGGCAATGCAACGCCAAGCAATACAGCACCAACTACATATTTATTGAATCCAAATTTCATCGATCTTCCTGAACCCAAGTTTTTCGTATTTCAGATTCGGACTCGTTACCATCTTATTCAATGTGTAGTACCGAATGCGACCAGAACTAACTAATTGCTCTGCATAGTTCAAATATGCTTTTACCAATCTATATCCGATTATCGTATTACGATGCTCTGGCAATACATACCACGCTAATTCATGTAGCAACAATATTTGTGGGGACCATATGCTCGGCATAATCATGCATATCAAAAGTCCTTTGCCTTCTTCAATAAATATTTTTCCTTTGCCAGCGAAAATATCATTAAGCATTTTGCGCCAATATTCTTCATCCTCTACATCTAGCAATTCAGGCATCGGGCTTTCTAATCTAAACTTCTTCATCATACTTATGATTTCCGAAGCATCATATTTTGTCGCTTGTCTTATCATGAGTTTGGTGCTGCGCCTTTTCCGAAAAAATAATTTATGTTTTGTATAACGCTAACGCGCTCCATTGAAGTATCGCCAGCATTAAAAAATTGCCATGAACTATCGTTTGTGTATCTGCCAGCAATTCTGTTTTGCAAAATCAATTGAATAGAAGATGCCGATACTGTAATCACACCAACATAAGAACGGACTTCTTCCATCCATTGTTCGGCAATAACATAAGTAGAAACGTACCCATTAAAGTATTGATACAAACCACCTGCGCCACCATCAGTAATCAATTCGCCATTCGTATTAAAAAAACCTTTCCACGCTTCTATCTGTGAACCTTTAATTTGTTGACCTAATACAAATCCAAGATTTGCTGTATCAATCCCAATCAAACTAAATGTTGTTTCATTAGCAGTAGATTTGATGTCGCGTGTTACGTCATTGACGCGCACCAGTTGTCCTAGCGCATTAAATGGCAATGCATCTACCACAGGTACGGTAATTTCCATTGGTGCTGTCGAGAATCGATATGTTCCGTCTGGCGCAGTAACGCGCACAAAATCCGCAAAGCGAATATTGTTAGTATTATCGACTGGCGCAATTACGTTCATAACACGCTTTCAAATGCTCGGAAAGAACCTGACCATTGAATGTAGGAGTCATTCGCGAATGGCATCAATGTGTATGTTGGGTAGTCCCGGAGAATTACTGGAAAAGTAACACCGACGTACACGCTACCACCAAGAGAGATAGTATTACCGTATTGACCAATAACAGCAGCAACAGGACTAACCAAAGCATCAATAAGATTCCTATGGACTGGTATGTTGACCGTTGAACCGCCACCTCTTTGCACATCTGCTGTCGCTATGTAAGCATAGCGTCCTACCTGACAGAAATCACCTGCTCTCACAATGTATGCGGTAGATGATATAGCAGGTAGATCGCCTAATACCAGCGTCTTATTTGCCGACGATGTTTGCCAATCACACGCTGCAATTTGCAATGGCGTCATGTCACCTTGATAAGCAATATAGTTGTTCCATCCTGTTGCGCCGAAATTTAAATACTGTTCCAATGCTTTATCAGGGATTCGCAACGAATTAAGTAATACTCTGTTTTGCGAATACAGCAAGTAATTCATCGGTTGCATTTCGAATTCAAATGGAACCACTGTTAATACTTCGCTTGTGGAAATCCTCTGGTTGCGGCTGACCAGTTGTCCAACGAACCGATGGTCATTAATGCCTACGGATTCGCTAATGGAAAGGATGGTATTCAGACTCATGTTTACCTCGATACTGGCACAGACCTATCTGCCGATTTGTTCGCTGCCCATACTGACATCTTATTCTTGGATAGGAATTGTGCGGCAGATTGCGTATCTATGGCAGACATATTTTCAATATATGGGCCGTTATAGACTACCTGCGGTTGACTCATTGATGCCATACTTGGCGCGATAGTATTAGGGATTACCGTACCGCGCTGCGATGGAATAAATAGTTCAGGACCATTTTCGCCAACAATAGTCGGGCTATCAATCTCACCACCTGCTGCCGCAAATCCAACATTCCCACCAATACCTGCATCGAAATTCGGTTTGGACATTGAGAAGCCACCCAATGAACCAAGCATCATGCGGAACATCATTGCCGCTTGTGCTTGCATCTCCATGCGGATAATATCTTTGATAACAGCAGTCGCGAAATCAGCAAATTCAAATTTGCCTGTTTCCACAAAGTTACTAATAGCGGCATTCATGTTGCTCATCACAGAACCAAATGCCCTTGATCCGCGATCAAATGCGCGTTCAGCATCTTCAGAAAATCTCATTGATGCGTGTTTCCAACCGTCTGACCATGATCGCTGGCGTTCAATATCTTTCTGTAATGCTTCCTCACGCATATCGTTGACCTGCTGAATCGCTTGCAGTTCTATATCGCGCGTTTCCTGTATGGCTTTGATACGCGCTTCGTACTGCTCACGCGCTTCTTGCCCACCACCTTGCCGCTGCATTTCGTAATACGCTTCACGCTGCAATTCAATATACTTACGCTCGGCATCCACTAAACGATTTGCGTTATCCAATAACAATGTCGCAACATTGTATTGATTGACGCTCATTCCATAGCGTTGCATTTCTAAATTCAAACGCTGGCTATCTACTTTTAATTGCGCCTCGATATTTTCAACGTCACGCGCTTTTTGCCGCGCAATATCTAACTTCAACAAATGTTGCGTTACCGCCAATTGCTCTTGCAATACATCGCGCTTGGTTTTTTCTTCTGCCGTTGCCCATGTAATTGCTTGTAATTGGTTGACTCTTATTGCTTCAATTTTTGTTTCATATACTTCTAGGTCCTGCGCTGTTTTAGCCGACAGTTCGTATTCTTTATTGACTGCTTTTGTTTCTTCCAAAAACTGCAAACGGATTTGACGCAATCTATTTTCGCGTTCGACATTTGCTCTAGCCAGATCGTAACCTGCCGAACCTAATTCAAACCGCTGTTTTTCTACATCCAGCAAATCCATTTGACCAATTACTTCTGCTTCCATTTGGTCAGTTCTGATTTGCGCTTCTTCTTTAATTGCCGCCAATGTCAATTGATGTTCGCGCTGCATTCTTGTAACGCGCAAGTTTTCATCAGCGTTATATTTCGAAACACGCGCAGCGACTTGGGCCGCTTCTTTTTTATTTATCAGATCGATTTGCGCACCTTCCTTGGCGCGTTCTTTCGTCGCTGCTGCTCGGATGTCCGCTAGGTCACTTGCCAATTCCAAACGCAAGCGTTCGCCTGATACTGCTTTTTCGCCAAGCATTACTGCACGTTCGTCTAGTGCAAAAATATCTGCAGCGACTTTTGCTTTTTTTACTATTAACTCAATATCCAGTTGCATCTGCCTACGCGCTTCAGATGCTTTTTGAGCAGCGTTCTTATCCTTTTCGCTTTGCGTTTTAAATCCTCCTGCTTGCGCAGGTTTGGCGATTGGCTTTGCATTTGCATCGCTAGGTGCTTCACCGTATGAACCTACGATTGCTTCTCCCGGCATACCACCAAATGCCGCGCCAAAATCGATCTCTGTACTACCGCCTTTTTTAAGACGATCATATTCTTTGCGAATATCCGAAATTGAATTAACTAGCAAAGCAAACGGAGCAACCAATTTCTGCGCGACCATTAGCAATTCTCTAAATGTCGCTTCTATGTTGCCCCATGCCTTTGCATTTTCTTGAACTGCATAGAGCAGACTTGGATCACCCAATTCTTTATAGTTAGAAACAAAATCTTTCCAGTTGGTTCCCCTAACTGCTTTACCTAACAATTCCGTTTGCAACGATACGCGCAGCGTCGAATCTTCTACATTAGAAAGTTCTTGTGCTACACGCTTAAACAAATCTTCTAAATTTAAGTTCTCTACATCTCTACCGCTAATACCTAATTTTTCAAACGATTCGCGCATGGCCTCATTGCCATCCTTCGCGCTTTGCTGTGCGATTGCAAGTTTTTGTAATGCGCCAGCAGCGTCCTCAATCTGACCACCGGAATCTTGGAATGCCGCTTGCATCGCAATAATAGATTGCGTTGTTACGTCGAATCCTTTTGCAGTTTCGTCGATTTGATCGCCATACTGAAATACTTTCCCGACCGCCAATGCCAAACCAGTAATAGCCAATGCGCCTTTACCTACACTAGCCATTAATTCGTCTTGCGCTCTTTGAGCATTCCTCAATGCGCGTTTCTGATTCATTTCAAATTCGCGTGTCTTATTCGTCGCGGCATCCATGCCGGACGTAAACTCGGAAGTATTAATTCCAAGAATGACACCAAGTCTTGCAATGAGTGACATAATTATTTCCCTGCGAATTTAGATTTGTACTTTTTAATCTGATGCTGTATTTCTATTTTTAATTTCTCTGTTACTGCGCTAACATTTTCTTGCAATGCTGGCCTGAGATACGGACGCGCTGCCATGCGTACCGTACCGAATTCTCTTTGTAATGCTGTCTGACTACGCTTAGACAATCCTTTCGGAAGCGTAATAGTTCTGTTGTGATTCTTAGTTCCGTATTCCACAAACATAGCGCGACCATCGGAAACATCGTTTCCTGCTTTGTTAATCAATGCGCTTACTTGAGAAATAACCAAATCATTCGGCTCAACATATTTAGAGCGACGATCTCTCGGTTTGGCTAAACGCGCATTTACTTGCAATGTACGTTGCAATTGGCCTGTGTCGTAGCCATGTCCGGGAACCAGTTTAGATTTCGCTGCTTGCAGAACAATCTTCATCGCATTGCGCGATGCAGGTATCAATACATTTTTGTCTGCGCTTTCAACGCCATAATCTTTGCTAATTTGCTCTAGCAAATAGGCTAATTCATCCGCGCCATATACAGAAGATACAATAGATCGTTTCATTTGATAAATGCCTCTGATCCCGGACGCGACGAAAGAAAAGTTTTTAGGCGTTGGTTTACGTCATTCTGTTTTTGTTCATTTGTCAGTGGAGGATAAATATAGTCGTGTGCTGTACCTATAATATCTTCCAGTGAATACGTTTTGCTTTTATCCGATCTTAAATAATTGAATACGCCAGCAGTCAAACTGCCTAATGTACTCAATACTTTTTTGTTACCAATAATTCCGTCAGCGTAGGACACCATCACCAACCGGAAATCATCTTCGCTCATTGCATCTGGATCACCGCCATGCGCTAATACATATGCGCGTGTTTGCAAACGCAATGAGCCAATTAGTTTTTTCTTGCTTCCTCATATCCCGGAGAAATCACCTCCGCGATTTTTTTCATTAGTTCTAACTGCACAGCAAACGGAAACTCATCGTCGATTTCCGCATACGTCAAACCATCCATAGTAGTGTTTGCTTTTTCCGGCACAAGCAATTTCACCATCTCCAAAATGCGCTGCTCTGTTTGCGCTGTCATCTTGGCTAGTTCTTTGGTTGACCTGCCATCTACAATGACATCATCATCTAGATAAACTACTGCATCACTTTCTAATTGCTCCCGCTTTTCTAAAAGCGGTTTCATCAATTCTTCAATTTTCTTTTCTACATCAACATCGGCAACACGCTTGTTGATTGCTTCTAGTTCAACAGCAAGCGGAACTCTTACTTTGAACTTTTGCCCACCAAGTGTAAATGCTCTAGTGCGTAGTGTTTCTTGATTAATCTTTAGTATTTCAGATAGTTTCATTATGCCCTCAACATCTTGTCGTAAATTGTGTCGTTTAGTTTCTTGACGTATTCCACCACTTCTTCAGGCGTCATTTTGTCAGCATGGAGGATTGCCATTTTGTAGGCAGCATCAATGCCAGCAATACGTTGCTGTTGAAATCCAAACCAATTCTTTTGACCGCTATTGGATTGGCTGATGATATACGCTAGTAGATCGTGAGAGTTATTTATCTGTGTCATGTCATGTAAAGATGCCTCCCGAAGGAGGCATTCCATTAGGTGTTGTTGGACCAACCGTAAGAATTGCCACCTGTCGGGTGAATGGTAAATTCAAACTTACCTTCTGCCGATGGGGACATATCCCACTTCAGACCGCCGATACGACCATTGAATGCATATGCAACAGTGTCCTCACCATCATAAACAGCGATGACATAGGTACGAATGATTGTGCCGTTGTAGCCATCATCACGCATCAGCAACTGAGCAGGATCGGCAGGATTCCAAGGACAAGTAATCGTCAGTGATGTCACTTGGTTTTGCGTAGTGATCTTCGATCCAGTACGCGCACCAGCCACCGAGTATGCAGCGAACGCATCATCCGAACCAAACGCAGGAACCGCCTCAACCGGAATCTGAATACCAGCAGTGCCAGTACCACCAGCAGAAGTGCCAATGATCGTTGCCACCTGACCAGTCCATGTTCCAAGTTGAGTGTCAGTCAGCGGAACTGGATTTGCGTCATCTTGACACCAGATGGTTGCTACATATCCCGGTAGGATTTTATTGATAAGAGCCATTTGATTTTCCTTTGAAGAAAGATTGAACGATCTTGTCTTATGTCGGAACGTCTATAGTGCAATCCATGACAATTTGGTTCATGCCTATATCGTCATCATATGTGTTGTACAACCAAAATACATCTGCCTTTGCAATGAAGAACCCCGAACCTGCCGGATCACCAAACATCCCTGAATACCCATGCAATTCTTGTAATATCGTATCAGATAGATTGAAACAATCATCCATATCTTTGGTGAAAACCGTGATCTGGAATATTGGCCTATCTATCCCTTTATTGTTTTGTGTTTGTCCAGTATATACAGGTTGATGGATGCTTCTTAATTGCCACGTTACGAATCTTGTTTGCGTTGCCCAATTCCGGTTGAATGCAGCATACACAGGCACAGGATCAACAATGCTCCCAAGTTGATATTGGATGCATTCAGCATATTGAAACGGATTTTGCTGTACGCTCATACTCTGGTATCTGGATCGTTTCTATAGCAATAAAACATTACCTTCATTCTGTCGTTCGTTTCTCTCACATCGACAATTCGCCAATCATGATTGCGCCAAGTAATGCTGTAGTCGTTTTGACGATCAACCATTAATTTTGTGTTTGGCGTGTAGTTGACTGTAAAAGTTACTAGATCAGAATACACCCGATAACGCTCAGAAATCCTTACGCTGTTCGCTACATCATGCGTTAACGCTCTTGTCTTAAACCATTCTGTAATCGTTTGCGTGTATTGCCCAATACTATCAACGTCATTCTCGACGTTGTTGATAGTAATGTTTTCATACCGAACGATTGTCATTACATCACCAATGTTTTATACGGACGCAACAGTGCATCTACACCAAAAGGGATTTGCGCTTTCATTGCCACACTATCGCCGACCGTAGAACGATTGTTATACAGATGCGTCAACAACATCAATCCCGCTTGCTTCACTACAGGATAGTTTGCAATCGGACTGCGGTTCTGTGTGTACGTCACGACCACTGGATTCGCCACTTGCTGATTCAATGCATTTGGCAACGAATTCAAAATTACTTGATTGCCAGTAGGATCATACGAATATTGACTAGACGAAATCAATGTCGGAACCGTGTTTGATGTTGTATAACATTCCACACGATTAATGACTACTCCGGGTTGCCCTAATAATGGCGCAGATACTTCTGGCAAATCCAAATAAACTGCTGTGTTGTACAAACCAAAATTTGGATAATAAACTTTGTATTGCGTAGGAAATACCGCTTGGCCTAGATAATCTTCTATAGCCATGCGCGTAGCCAATTCCAATCCTGACAGATAGGAATCCTGACTTTCATCGTCAAACAAATTCAATTGCTGCGTGATTTCTTCCAGCGTCAACCATTCAGTCACCAAATCTCGGTTGACCTGTTCAATCTTTGCGTAATTGAACGGATTGCGTTGATTAGAATAAAACGGAGCAAGAGTTTGATTTTCGACAGCCATCGCTAAATCCTTTACGCTGCGCTTGCACGAACACCAGCAAACGGATCGCGTACAGTAGATACCATACGTTTTTCCGCATACATCGTAATGAATCCCGGAGCAGTCTGATCCATCATTTGAATAGACATTTCCTCTACATCTGCAATCGTCATAAACCGTTCCCAATCACCTAGATAAATTGGGAATGCTGAACTGAGATATGCGTTTGGAATTACAGGCCAACCAAAAATCGAACCTAGTGCGCCTTCTTCATATGCTTCGCCAATATCCAAGAAAATTGGCAAACCAGAAGTATCTTTTAACTGGCGCAAAGTTTGAATCATCGTTGGTGACATATGCCACGCTGTTGTTGGTTTTGACCAATACACAGAAGGCAACGCATTAGCAATGTCCACAATTTTGTTGTACGTTGGCGCAACGCCACCAAGCGATACAGTAGCAATTGTGTGAATGCCGTTTGTCATCGCTGTTCCGCTAGTACCATATGCTGCCGATGCGCCACTAGCGTAATAATCTAAACCGCGCAGACCACTTGTTGCGCCATATATTGTTGTAGTGCTTCCTGCTTGATCATTATTCTGCGCCATCGAAAACGCTTCTTGCTGACCGAATTCAAGAATCAAGTCTGATACCAGTTCTGCTTCCAGACCATTAATATCATCCAGTGCTGCTGTACGAACAGGCAATTGTGCGGTAATCACGCGAGTAGGCAATTGCCAAATCGATGTTGCAGTATCAGGCGTACCGCTATTAGGCGTAAACGTATATCCCCAAGGATTTGTTTGATTCGTCGCGTTACCAGTTTTTGCTACAAACTGAACCTCAGACATATTTGGAGTTTTGATGTTTCTTGCACCCATACGGAATGGGTTAGACAAACGCAATCTTGCAAATGCTTCATCGAAATGAGTGCGACCACCAATATCAAGACCAGATCCGGTCAAGGTAGATGCCTCACTCAGATCAATTGTTACTTTGCGATTTTCATGCAAAGACAATTTGATTCCGTCTAGAATTTTTTGATTAGCACTCATGTGACTTTCCTTAACAGTTATACAAAGAAGGGAGGGTTCCCCCTCCCCACTTCATTACGCACCTGTCGCTGTTGAACGATAGCGGATGATGCTGAACGGATCGACCACGGACGTTGCTAGACGTTTTTCGCCATAGAAAGTTATGAAACCGGGTTGTGTCTGTTCGTATCTACGCAGAATCATGCTCAGACGATCAACGATGGTGTGACCACGATTGAAATCGCCGAAGTACATTGGGTATTGGCTATTCGTACCTGCGGAACCACCCGGAGCAACTGGGCTTTCCAGATACGAGTTAACAACCACATCATAGCCAAGCAGTTTGCCGACAATACCTTCGTACACCAGCGGAGACATACGCTCGAACACAGGAGTGCCGTTGTCATCAACAAGACCACGAATGCCAGCAAGCATGATTGGGTTGATGATGAACTTGTTACCTGCGCTCCAGTATTGCTGTGGCAATGCGTGGAGGAAGTTAATGATGTCGGCAAACTGAACATTGTTTGCAGACGCAAAACCGTTAGTAGTAATCTGGTCATACGTTGCGATGCTATGCAGACCATCGGTTGACGCAGTACCGCTATTGCCGAAAGCAGCAGTAGAGATAGTGCCACCAGTATAGGAACCGTTTGCACCCGGATACTGATTCAGACCGCGCAGACCGTTAGTTGCACCATACGCAGTAGTTGTGGAACCTGCCTGATCGTTGTTCAGGATCATCGACAGACCTTCTTGCTGCGAGAATTCTTGCAGCATATCGTCAACTACGTTTGCTTCCAAACCGTCGATGTCATCCAGTGCAGCAGTACGAATCGGGAACTGGACGTTGATATCCTGCATATTCAATTGCCAGATGTTTGTACCGACAGTTGTTGCTGCTCCGTTATTTTGGATTGCATAGCCCCACTGCGCACCAGCGTCACCAGTTTTTGCGCGGAACTGATAAGTAGAACCATCAGTTGCGACTTGACGAGAAACACCACGCATCGGGTTAAGCAGACGCAGACGGTGGAACACTGGATCATAGGCAGTACGACCACCGATGCCAGCACCCGAGCCAGTCAGCGTTGATGCTTCTGTCAGGTATGCACTATGTTGATCTTCCGATTCCCATAGTTGAATTTCCTGATGCAGTTTGCTGCTACCTTTGTAGAAAGCAGCGAGTTGTTCGCGGACGCGACGATTAACGTCAGTACGAACTGTTTTTGCTGGTGCGCGAATGATCGAAGGAGAATTGATTGCAGCGACTTTTGCTTCTAGTGCTGCTACTTGTTCTGCTAGTTCGGTCTTAACTGCATCAACAGTTTTCGTTACATCTTCCACGACTTGAGTTTTCACTTCCTCAATCTTGGCGATGTTCGACGCTTCGATTGCGTCAACCTTCTCTAGAATTTTTTCGATAGACATGATGGTTCCTTATTTAAGACGTTTTTCGAGGGCTTTCAAAAGCATATGCTGTTCTAATGCTTCAGCAATTGCTTCTGCTTCTTTCACTGCCGCATCAGATTCACTCCGAGTAGGCGTGTCTTCAATAGCATTAGGAGCGTCACGCTGTTCCAATACTTTTTTGAAGATACTAGATGCGGCAGTCGCATCTTTCTTAGCGAGTCCCGCATCACGCAGAATACGCTCTAGAACTCTTGGATTAATTTTGCCATCTTTGCCAAACGCTTCTAGTTTTTGGATTTCTGCATTTGGATTATTTGGGTACATGACTACGGACACTTCGCGCAAACCACCTTTCGTGATTTGGAAATACCCTTCTTCATCTGGACCGTTGGCTCCTATTTCCATAGGCGATCCTTCTTCATCTACCCATTGATATTCGTCGGCATATGCGCCAACAGATACGCCACCGAACATGGATGGGGATTCTTTAAGGATTTGATATAGATCAGAACCGCCGACAGTATTAAGATACAAGCGACCTTCCGCTTTCATCCCATCGTCAGTCATTTCAAACTGCTTCCATTCGCCGACAGGCATTCCGTTATCGTTATGATTCAGGAACATCGGAAGCGGTTTTTCATTGGCAGCAAACTGTTCCATCCAGTCTGCAAACCCTTCCGGCTGATAATTGAAACGCCGACCGTCCGCGCCTTCACGCGCACCCCAAGTCGTTACGACCGCTTCAATCTTGCCGCTTGGTTCTTGGTCTGCCTCGTTTGCGCTTGATTGGAGGCTCACCCTCGCTTCGCATACGAATGTCACATTCTTCATTGATCACCCCATTTTTAATAGATTGATTGTCATCTCGTATCGTATGGGGAGGCTCACTTGCCGGAAGTCTAACATCTGTCTTCTTGATTTGTGAAGCCAGTAGTGCGTTAATGATTTGTCTTTTCCGACTCATGTGGTTCCAATATTCATTCGTCGGGTTTGATTACCACCACCACCACCTGTGTCTTGTGGCGAAGTTCCGGGGATAGGCTCCGGTTCTTTCGCATCGTCTTTTAATTCATCGCCATCTTCAATTTGCGGCATATTTAAATATTCACGCGCTTCATTGACCGTCATAATACCTGCGGTCAGGCCAGCAGATACAAAATTCATTTGGTCTAATGCTGCGCCTTTCAGGAAATCCTTAGTATCAAATCGTATACAAAGATTTGGATATCCTTTAAACAACGACTTATTTAATTTTTGCTCGATATTAATAATCATCGGATACATGACTGTTTTATAAAACTCGTCAAGCATCGTTTGAGTATTATTATACTTTTGGTCCGCAATGCCAAGCATTGCTGGAGGAACGCCGAACAAACCACAAATCCGCTTCATGGTTTGAACTTTCAAATTCGCAGCATCCGCATCTTGTAGCGTCAACATTTTGACAGGCTCATACTTCATGCCTTGATCTAGCAACATACCTTGTCCGGGCTTGCTTGGATCGTTGGCCCTGCTGCCCATCAGACTAGTCCATGCTTCTTTGATCCGCGCTGCGATTTCTTTGTATTTGACATCAGGTATTACTTGGTCCGTCATGAATACGCCAGAAGGTTTTGCACCATTCTGCATAACGAAGTTCGCATAGACATCAATATCTTGATCTAGCGCGACTAATTCTGTTGCCAAGATACCTTTGTTGAAACCAGACGAACCTTGCCATGCCGCTTCTTTAACGTGCATGACCTGATAATACTCAAGCGGTTGATCTTTGGAAAATCCATATGATGGGCTGGATAGCACATACAGCGGATATCGTGTATCCGATAGTCTGACAGTAATAAGCGTTGAATCAAGGTTGTACATCTCGATTGGCGTAGCAGTGCTGTCCTTCTGATCTTTACGCCACAACAAAGTAAATGATTCGCCAGCCAAATCCTGCCACATACACCATTGATACCAGAACTCATATTGGCTCTGGAAGTTATTTGGATTCTGCAACAGATTCAAAACTTGCTTCGCTTTTGCTTTATCTCGCGTTCCAACACTTTCGTCAGTCACGGCATTTACAAAAGTTCCGTCTTCACCCTTCGACATAATACTAATACTGCATTGTGCTAACGCTCTTGCCTTTACACCTACGCAACCCATGACGGTGGAATTGCGCGTCAAGGCAGACATATCCAACACTCTGCCAGCAACAGTCTGGCTAGATGTCGTTACATACAGAAGTTGTTGCGCAGGTTGTTTATTTTTGTTGCCAATTACAATTTGGTTGCCCAATTGCATTTGACCGAGGACTACGTTTGCCTCGTTTATTTGCTGTTTTTTTCCTCTGAAAGCGTCAAACAATCCCATGTTTGCCTCAAATTTTTTAATGTATTACATCTGAAAACTTCTGAATCCGAAACTATTTGAAACGAACGGATTGTCCAGTGAACAATGAGCAGCAATAATTAGAGCAATAATTCCGTCGACCTTTGCCGCCTTGTCCGCTTCGTTCTTGCGGATTTTAATGTTTCCGTTTACATCTGAAAAGACTTCGCAGTTTCCTAACTGCCATCCAAGGAACGGATTGCCATCATGTTTTATTTGATTGTTGAGGATTAATTTCTCAACATATTTTGACGGATTGTTTAATACCGCCATGCCTTGCCCTACCTTTTTAACAGGAATTCCCTCATCATGCAAGCGAGCGACTAAAGATGCTGCATTGTATGCGTCATATCCTACTTCTTTCACATCATACTTTGCGCATTCCTGTTTGATGTATTCAGATATTTCCCTGTCATCCATTACGTTGCCTTCCGTCAATTTCAAAATGCCGCTTTGAATGGCAACACGGAAAATGTCGGAATAGTGTTTAGGTATTAGGCTCAACCCTTCTTCTGGCAAAAAGAATTTCCAATGCGCTTCATAATCCATTTCGCCAAATCGCTTTAGCGTACAGACCGCATTCAAGTCGCGTGTCGCCGCCAAGTCGAACCCAATGAATACCGCTTCTGGCGTTTCACGTGGAACGCTAATAATACTTTTACTATCATCCCAATGTGCGCGATCTATCCAAGCAGCATTGGCTGAAACAAATATATTTAGCGTTTTACACAGGAATTCATTTAACGCTGCTGGCTTATGTCGCGCTTCTTCAGCGCGTTCAATGATGGCATCCTCAAACACGCTAATACCATGCATCGGGTTTGCCTTCGCCCATGTTGCTGGATCCCGCCAATCGTCTGCCATATCCAGTCCATATAGCAAGCCGAACCATCGCGGATTATCGTCAGCCTCGCCCATCAAACGTGAACGGAACAGCGCGTAGTCCTCATAGAACTTTGTGTCTTTAGTAAACGACGCTGTCGTGATGTAGATGCGTAGCGGATTCTTCCGCGCTACCATCCCGGAATGTAATACTTCAATACTGTTGCGATCTACAATTTGCGCTGCTTCGTCGATGATTACGCAAGATGGGTTTTTACCGTCACCTGTTTTTTTCGTGTCACGACTTAACGCCTTAAACATAGACTGCGTATCGCCACGCTTCGTAATACTATATTTGCTGACATTGAACATCGTTGCCAGTTCTGTCGGCATATTTTCAACGAACCCTTTTGCCGCATCAAATACGATAGTCGCTTGTTCTCTGTTTGTTGCTAATGTAAATACTTCTGCTCCCGCTTCACCGCACAATAATTCGTACAAAGCGATTACAGCAGTCAATGTGGATTTACCTGCTTTGCGCGGAATGAATAGTATTACGTCTGTCACCATCCTTGCAGTCAAATCACCTTTTTTGCGGAAACCATATATGGCGCAAATCAAAAGGATTTGGAATGGTTCTAATACTACTGGCTGACCTGCTTGAGGTCCTTTGGTGTGGACTAGCGTTGCGGCAAAATTAAGAACGTGCTGTGGGAACCTTTCGTCAAAGACGTATTGCCATTCTTGGTTCTCATACTGATTGATAAAACGCTGACACGCTAGACGAACATCACGACATACATTTATTTCGCCTTTCGCAACATCACGCGCATATATTATTCCGTCTTGCCAATTCATTGAGCCAGAGGTCCTCTAAGGAATTGCGCCACCGGACTTTCTTCTTCCATCTTGCCAGCGGACAATCTGCTTCGCGGAGTCAATCCAAGTTCGTTCATCAACTGGATAATGATGGTCATTGTCTTATTCCGTATTGGGATATAAGGATTCGGGCCAACCGTCTGTCCATTATTGAATTGCGTTATGACCCCATTTTTCGCAATCCCTTTGGTGCATTTGATATACAAGTCAATGTGATCTGCCAACATCGCCAGCGTGTGTTTGTCCTGATCGTTGCCGATTCCATAGACCGCATAAAGGAACTCAGAAGTTTCCTCAATAAACTTTTCTTTATTCCACGCATCCGGCTTGTCCATCCACTCAGCCTGTGGAATTCTTTTTTTTATGGAATCCGGAAGTGAACTTGGCATTCCCTTCCTTGGTGTGGTCCCATCAATCAGGTGGAGTTCCGGTGCTTTTTTATTTCCCATGGCAATTCCTTTTTAGACCCCCCCTATTCCCAAATTACTTTGTGAAAGAAGCGG